GAGTTATTATCCCAATCCTTTCGGAAGGGTTCACCGGAGACCTCATCTACTGGCAGGGCCGGGCCTACGACTGGACTCCCGAAGTTCAGAGACCTAAGTACCTCAACCCTCACGCAACTGGCAGTAGTCGGGGAGTATGGTTCACTCAGCCAGAAGCTTGCGACCGACGAATTATTACGGAGGACTTTCTCTCAGCCTATCGCATCTATCGAGCCGGGTACTCAACCTGCTGTCTGCTCGGAACCAAGCTATCCAATAGCGTCCTCAATAGGCTGCTTTCCTCCGGCGTACCTGCTACCATCTGGCTTGACAACGATACCGGACGACGCGATAACCCTGGGCAAGATGCGGCGCGCAAGATACTCCGCAACCTGCGAAGCCTTGGCCTCACTGTCGGGAACATTGTAAGCGACCGAGACCCGAAGTCATATTCAAGAAAGGAAATTCAATGGCAGTTGAGCTGACCGTCTTATCGTTGTTGAAGTACCGGGCGCGCTACGACAAGCTCGCCCGTGCAGTACCGGCGCATGTGCTGAACCATCAAACCCAGGTGATCCTCAAGGATTACGACGCGTACTACAAGGAGTTCCCTGACGTTGACCGCATCGAACATGATCCGTTCTTCTTCTGGTTCAAGACAGTACGACATCCGAAGCTCAAGCCCGAGGACGTAGCGATTTATAATGGTCTGCTCCGTAAGGTACAGGAGGATGTGTCGCCGGACCTGGAGGCTGGGCTTATGGATCGATTGGTCCAACTGTCCGCAGCCACCAAGGTGCAGTCGTTGATCGAACTCTTCATGGATGGGGGCGAGGTTCACTTCCCTTCCGAGTTGAAGAAGATCAATGACCAGATGGATGCTGACATCGTGCGCAAGGTCAAGACCGTCGAGGTCAAGACTGCCATCGAAGACATGCTGAAAGAGGACGAGAATGATACAGGGTTACACTGGCGGCTGGACTGCCTTAACCGTAGCATACGCCCGTTACGTGGTGGAGACTTCGGCATCATCGCCGGAAGACCGGACAAGGGCAAGACTAGCTTCCTCACTTCTGAGCTTACTTTCATGGCCCAACAGGTGGAGCTACTGTACCCCAATGAAGGGCGTCACATTATCTGGCTCAACAACGAGGGGCCGGGCAAGCGAATCAAGTACCGCTGCTATCAGTCTGCGCTCAATGCGACTACGCAGGACATGGTTAAACTCAACGCTGAGGGCAAGCTTCACGCCGACTACGCTGCAGCATTGGGCGGACGCGCTGACATCATCCGTGTGTTTGACATCCATGAGTGGTGGAATTACGAGGTCGATGAACTGCTCACCGGACTCAAGCCAGCGCTCGTCGTCATTGACATGGTGGATAATCTCAGGTTCGGCGGTGATGTGGGCAACAACGGGCAGCGGACCGATCAACTCTTGGAAGCCATGTATCAGTGGGCAAGAACCAAGGCAGTCAAGTTGGATGTGCCAGTGCTTGCCACCAGCCAGATCAGCGCTGACGGCGACGGCATGTCCTATCCTACACTGTCAATGCTTAAGGATTCCAAGACAGGCAAGCAGGGGGCCGCAGAGTTTATCATCACGCTCGGCGCACTGAACGAACTGACGATGCAGAACTCACGGTTCATCGGTATGACGAAGAACAAGTTGCACAAGGAAGGCGGGCCGAAAGACCCGCACTGTGAGGTAGTGTTTGACGGATTGCGTGGCCGGTATTCCATGCCTTTATAGGAGAGCATCATGTTGCAACTAACGTTAGTCATTATGCTGTGGACGCCATCGGGATTCATGAAGCGTGAGGTTCCCATCCCCGACCGCGTGAACTGCACAGTCGAAGCTGCGCTTGCGCAGTCAGTCATTGAAGAAAACAAACTGCAGGGCGAAGCGCTCTGCGTCATTCGGAGGTTGCCAGTATGACCGTTACTCAAACAAGCCTGCAGTCCTACGATCAACTGCAGCGCAGCGGTAAGCTGTCCGTCCTGGAAGACCGCGTGACTGCAGCCATGCAGGAGGTCGAGGATTGGGGCGAGACATATGAGCCACGTACCCGCCGCGAAATAGCTGACCGCCTTGGTATTCAGGCCAGCACAATCAGTGGCGTCGTCAATCGTTTGATCAAGACTGGTGCCATCGAAGAGATTGGCACAACCATCTGCAACATCACAGGCCGACGCGTTTCTCGCATCGCCTTGGTCCGTGATCCAGAGATAGGAGAGAAGGATGACGGAAATATATTCCGAGTTGAAGGAACAGCGTATGTTTCAGTCCCGGCCACTGCACATCTTTCCTGTGCCGGGTGCGCATGTGACACTCGCAATTTTCAGGGAACTGATGATCAAGCCTATCAGCTTGGTCGGCACTGCGTTGGCCTCCCTCCCTGCGGATCATCCGAACAGAATCCTCATGGGATTATCTTTCTCAGAAAGGAGTAGGCGTGGTTAAGCCTCGCATCTATTGTTTCCGTGACTTCACTGGCGAGCGACGCTGGATGTGTGCCGGTCACGGTGTCGCTGAGTGGGCGTATTCTCCAGGCACAGCTTACTACTTCTGGTACGGTAAGAAATCCAGGGTGTTCGAATGAGCTATCGTACCTGGGACGTAGAGACCACAACCCGCACCAGCTTCAAGCGCAAGGCTAACCCGTTTGACGATGCCAACTTCGTCGTGATGTCCGGCCACAAGTACAAGGATGGTCGGGTTATAGGTGAATACTTTGGCCGCGACAAGAAGCCCTTCGACTGGTTCACCAAGCTACTGGTCAACACCAAGATTCTCGTCGGCCAGAACATCAAGTTCGATTTGCTGTATGCACTGCGTGAGCCACAGAATCTGGAAGCCTGGATGCAGTGGGTGGCAGACGGTGGCAACGTATGGGACATCCAGCTCGCCGAGTACCTGCTGAACGGGATGAGCCAAGAGGACCATATGTTAAGCATGGACCTGATGGCCCCGCGCTATGGTGGTAACTTGAAGATCGACGAAGTGAAGATGCTCTGGAATGCAGGCGTCGACACCATCGACATCGACGAGGACTTGCTGACTCGCTACCTGATCGGCACAAAGGATGACCACGGCGACATTGGCAACACCGAGCTGATCTTCCTGGCCCAGCTTGAACGTTCGCGGCAGGCCAAGCAGACCAAGTCTATCCTGTTGAACATGGGTAGCCTGTTGTGCACCATCGAAATGGAACGCAACGGCATGATGGTCGACGAGGTCTTGGCATACCAGCAGGCCGAAGAGTTACAGAAAGCACTGGCAGAAATAAAGTCGAACCTTGACACGTTCCTGCCCAAGGACTTGCCGTTCGAGTTCAACTGGACGAACCGTTACCACCTGTCGCCGCTGATCTTCGGTGGCAAGGTGAAGTTCGAGAAGCGGGTGCATACCAAAGATGAGCATGGCGTTTTACTCTACGCTCAGACCAAGCAGGAGCACTACTGCTTGGCAGGCGGCGGCACGATCAGCAAGGAACATTTCCTGGCTACATCTCTACCGCCTCAGCTTGCCTACTTCAAGGCCGGGAAGAACGCTGGTGAGGCGAAGACCAAACAGGTCTCGGTTAATGACCTGACCAAACCGAAGACGCGGATGGAAGATTTCTTCTACGCGTTCCCTCGGATGACAGAACCGGAGCGGGCCTGGAAATCCAGCACTGAGGGGCTGTGGTCGGTAGCCAGTGAGGTCATTGAGATACTGGCGATGCGCGACATCCCGTTCCTTAAGAACCTGGGCAAGGTGCAGGCCATGTCGAAAGACCTGGGCACGTACTACATCAGCGAGGATGGTAAGGGTGGCAAGAAGGGCATGCTCACCATGGTGCAAAATGGGATCATCCATCATAGCATCAACCACACCAGCACGGTGACTGGCCGGTTCAGCTCCAGCAATCCGAACCTGCAGAACATCCCGAAGGAAGGGAAGTCGGTCGTCAAGTCCATCTTCATTTCCCGATTCAAGGATGGCGTCATCTGCCAGTCGGACTTCACTGCGCTTGAGGTCTACGTGCAGGCAATCCTGACGAAGTGCAAGCAGTTGATCCTTGACTTGCAAGCTGGTCTGGACATGCACTGCGTCCGCGTATCACAGAAGGAAGGGATCACATACGAAGAAGCTCTGCTTCGCTGCAAGGGTGACAAGTCAAAAGGTATTGCTGCGCTTCCAGAGTGGGACAAGAAGCGAACTGGTGCTAAGGTCTTCTCATTCCAGCGGGCCTACGGTGCTGGTGCAAAGAAGATCAGTGACTCAACCGGCATCCCGCTGGAAGACATTGAAGCCCTGATCCGCGCCGAGCAAGAGCGCTATCCCGAAGTCGACAGGTACTACATCGACCTCACCAAGCTGATCGAAGCGAACCGTTATCCAACGTCACGCTTCTGTAAGCACCCGGCCAACGAATCGATTACCTGCCAGCTCGGTCGGTCTACGATGCGGACGCCGGACAACAAGCTGTACCTGTATCAAGAATCACCCACGCCTGACTTCGTTCTCAAGCGGACAGGCAAGACGGTAGGCTTCTCGCCAACAGAGATTAAGAACTATGTTGTGCAGGGCCAGGGTGGCGAGTGGGCGAAGGCCGCAATGTGGCTGGCTGTCCGTGAGTTCTACCGTCACAAAAACTTCAACCAGTTTGCGCTCTTAGTCAACCAAGTTCACGATGCATTATATGGTGACTTCGCAAAGGACGTCCACTTCCAAGCCGCTGTAGTTCTGCATGCTTGCATGGAAGGTGCGTCAGACTTCATGGAATACTACTTCGGCTGGGAAGTCCCTGTGCCGGTGCCGTCAGTTACAGAGTGCGGACCGAACATGATGACAGCCGACGAGATGCAAGGTGAAGACTGGAAGAAAGCAACACGAGAAGCGCGGCTCGCACTCCGCAAACGCTACATGAACGACTACGTTCCATCCTTTGAAAGGCAATAACTCATGACACAAAACGCCGCACTCGCAGCAGCCATCGCCGCAGCCAAGCAAGCCGAAGACCAAACCCAAGTTACAGCAGGCCCGGGCTTCGAGCCGCTGGCTGCTGGCCCATGCTACGCTCGTCTGGTTTCGTACCTGGAACTCGGTAAGTCCGACTACGACTACCGTGGGCAGAAGAAGACCAAGAACAATGTTCGTCTGGTGTTCGAACTGTTCGGCAAGAAGCATGCCCCGACCATCCTCAAGGACGATGCTGGCAATGTAACGGGTACGATCCCGAAGCGTATCACGGTCAACATCAACAAGTCCTTCGGCGAGAACGGTAACTGGCATAAGCTGATGGCCCGTTTGAATTGGGCTAAGGACATCACCCACGCTGCCGAAGCATTGGGCCGTGCGTTCAAACTGACCATCGTGCACGTTGCCGACGAGAAGAAAAAGGATGTGATCTACGCCAACGTCACTGACTCAAGCGGCACATTCCTCATCGATCCACCGCGCCGTGAGATCGATGAGGATGGCGAGATTCGCTACGAGACAGTCGCTGTGCCTGATGCACTGACACCACTCAAGCTATTTCTGTGGGACTTCCCTGACATGGACCAATGGAACTCAATCTTTATCGACGGTACTTACGCCGAGAAGAAAGACGCAGCAGGCAACGTGACCGCACCAGCCAAGTCCAAGAACTCCATCCAGGAAGCGATAAAGGCTGCAACGAACTACGTTGGCTCTCCGATCTTCACGCTGTTGGCCTCGGCTGGTGACGAGCTGGACATCAAGGATGACCCAACTCCACCGCGCAAAGAAGCCGACATTCAGAAAGTGATCGAGACCAAAGCTGGTGCCTCGGCTGCTGACGTAGACCCGCTGGACGACCTGTGAAACCTTCGTTCGCTGCTGCTATCTTAGCGGCTGCGGCGGCTGAACCCGTGCTGCCGAGTGTGCAGCCGGGTTTGGTTCTCCATGCCGATGGGGACTACTTTGCGTATGCCTGTGCAGGCAGCGATGAGTGTCCTCCCGAGGTAGCACGTAACGCTGTTGTCGAGCGATTGGCGAAAGCCCAACGTCATGCAGGAGCAGAGCATGTCCTCATTCACCTGTCGCATCAGGCCACCACGAAGGGTGACCGTGGCCTCATTGCAACGGTCAAGCCGTACCAAGGTCAGAGAGATGGTGGCCGCAAGCCGGTCAACTGGCGGTATCTGCGCGAGTTTCTTGAATCGCTACCGAACGTTTGCATCTCAGTCCACAGGGAAGCGGATGATTCCATTGCCGAAGCTGCTCATTCACAGCCTGGATTGGTCGCTATCTATACGGCAGACAAAGACATGCGGATGCTTCCTGGTCTACACGTTGATTGGAAGTCCTATGCCCTTACGAGGGTGGAGAGCGGACAGTATGATTGTCGACGAACTGACGACGCTGGAGACGAAGTAGCCTACGGGCTGCGCTGGTTCTGGCTGCAGATGCTGCAGGGTGATACAGCGGATAACATTCCTGGCCTGCCGAAGTGCACCCTCGACGGTAAGCAGAAGCTGTGTGGCGAGAAGACAGCGCAGGCTTTGCTGGCTCACTGCAATAACACGGACGATGCATTCGACACAGTCTCCGAGCAGTACGCTCACTACTATGGCGACAACTGGCCGACCATGTTCTGCGAGCAGGCCATGCTGCTGTGGCTCAGAGCAAAGCCCGAGGCGTTTATGACGGACTTCCTGCTGCATCCAACGCTGCTCACCCGTGAGTGGCCTGTGGTCTTGCGTCAGTTGATCACGGCATCCAACGAAATTATCAAACGGGTGAAAGGAGTTAAGGATGAGGCTAAAAGCTACGGAAGTGAAAGCAGCGCGGGAACATCTGCTGATGGTGCAGAATGGTAAGTGCGCGTTATGTCAGTTGCCTTGTACGTCACAGGACGCAAGGCTGGACCACAACCACGCGACAGGCGCTATTCGTGGTGTGCTGCATAACGGGTGCAATTCGCTGTTGGGAAAGGTCGAGAACAATGCGGCTCGCTTCGGTGTCAAAAACATCGCAGCGTTCGGTCACGGTGTCGGCAGTTACCTCCAGCGCCACCAGACAAACATCACAGGCTACACACACCCAACTCACAAGACCGAAGAAGAGAAACGGTTACTTCGAAACAATCGAGCGCGGACTGCCCGAGCTGCAACCAAAGGAAAGAAATGAATCCAAAGCCTCCAGTAATAAAGCTGTTCGACATCGAGACAGCGCCTATCATCGGGGCGGTGTGGCGGCTGTTCGACCAGAACGTGGGACTGAACCAGATCGTCAAGGATCAAAGCGTCCTGTCGTTCGCCATAAAGGACTTGGGCAAGCGCGGAGTTCGGTACATGGACACCAGCGGGAAGAAGGACTATGCTGATGACCTCGACCTGTGCAAGGCACTGTGGAAGGAGCTGGACGAATGCGACTTTGTGATTGCTCAAAATGGTCGCAGCTTCGATGTGAAGAAGATCAATGCTCGGTTCATATTTCACGGCATGCTGCCGCCGTCACCGTACCAAGTGATCGACACGTTGATCGAAGTGCGCCGGGTCGCAGCGTTCACCAGCAACAAGCTGGAGTACCTGACCGACAAGCTATGCACGGTCAAGAAGTTGACGCATGGTCGGTATCCTGGCTACGAGCTGTGGAAAGCATGTTTAGCTGGCGATCCTCGTGCGTGGAAAGAGATGAAACAGTACAACATTCGAGACATTACTTCCCTCGAAGAGTTGTATTACAAACTCCGTCCATGGATGCTGGGCCATCCGAACCTTACCACGTTCGTCGACAACGAGAAGATCGCCTGCCCTAAGTGTGGCAGCCACGATGTCATCCGCAAGGGTGTACGTCATACGTCCGTGTCACGATACCCACGCTACCAATGCAATAGCTGCGGCGGCTGGTCTCGTGGCCGGTATTCAATCCGTGGAACTGAGTTCCGCACAAGCCTACTGGTGAACTAAATGAAGAAGCGACTACGTAAGCTGGCTGAAGAGTGTGGAGAGCTGACACAAGCGGCCATTAAACTGCACCACGAAGACAGCCGGAAACGTGGTCGCTTGTTGGTCGAGGAAGCTGGTGACGTTATCGCACAGATAACCAAGCTGGTTGACCTCGGAGTGATCAGCAAGAAGAAACTAAAACGCAGGATCAAGGAGAAATTATGAGCAAGACACTTCCAACGGATAGCGCAGAACGCAAGACAATCCCTATGTACTCGGGCCTGCTGACATACTTCCCAGCGGCCTTGGCATCAGTCGCCCACCACAGCTATATCGGCAACGAGAAGCACAACCCAGGTGAGCCTCTGCATCATGCCCGTGGCAAGAGTATGGATCACGAGGACTGTATAATCCGTCATCTGGTTGACGCCTCCGAGTATCACCGAGGAAGCACAGAGCGGGTAGAGGAATTGCAAGCGCTGTGCTGGCGAGCACTGGCTGCTCTGCAGCAGGCATGTGAGGACGCTGGTGCACCACTAGCTCCAGGGGCACGCCATGCAGAGTAAATTGCAGAGCCTCTACGAGACATGCATCAATGTCCTGATCGGGTTCGTCATCAGCTTCTGGTTGAACTTGGTGATCCTGCCAGCGTTCGGCCACGGTCATCCGTCGCTGCTCAATAACCTGGGCATGACTGCAGTGTTCACCGTGGCATCTATCCTGCGTGGCTACGTGATCCGTCGCTACTTCAACGCCAAGATCAGCCGCATGGCAGAACGGTGGGCGAAATGAGCACGATCATTGAAGCGCTGCACGAGAAGCTGTTCCAGCACTCAGCATATAATGGGGTGATGTGTGGCGGTGCTGCACGGGACGAGCTGCTTGGGCGTGAGCCAAAGGACTACGACTTCGTGCTACTGAATGACGGCGACAAGTTGGATGTGTACGACATGATCAACGAGCTGAACGGCATCAGCGGCGTCCAAGTTGTTACAGTGTACGCCAAGGGTTACGATAAGGCGCAGTCAGAACGATTCGACTGGTGCATCAAGGCTGAGGTATGGCTTGGACTGCATTCAGGATTCGTCGATGTCGACATCATCAGCTTGAAGAAGCCGGTGTTCACTCCAGAGGATGTGATCGACACATTCGACTTTAGCATAAACCACGCCTACATCGGCCAGGACTTCAAGCCGGTTGCAGGTAAGCACTTCCCGCAGCCGGGCGACATCATCAAGGTGTTGCCAGAGGCAGAGCTGACCGGATGCCGCACAGCGCGTATGCGTGACAAATTTCCCGACTACATCTGGTCTGATGCAGTCGAAGCAACCTACAGGGCACTCGCATGACTTTCGACTTCAACACCTTCAAACCCGCAGAACGCGTCGACCGCTTCACAGCATCCATCATCAACCGTGTCGACGTACACCACACCGAGGATGACTTCGGCGAAACCCTCCAGGAAGCGATAGGAGGCGTTCTGGCAGGTTTAACCGACCCGCAGCAGGCCGACCTATATGCTCGCATCATGAAGGGCTACGAGCTGGTCTCCTTGGGTCAGGCAAGCCTGTCGGAATTGATCCGTTATGAACTGACCCGCACTAACCTTTGGGGAATCAATTGACCAATCAAGACGAAATCCTCCTGGCAGTAGCCATCGAGCGGAATAACCAGGACCAGCAATGGGGCGGGCCAGAGCATGATGATAAGTATTCGTCACTGGACTTCACTGCGTACATTGGCCGTCAGGTACACAAAATGTACGGCGACCCCGCTAGTGACCGTGACCGCTTTATCAAGATCGCAGCCCTGGCTGTCGCCGCAATCGAATCCATCGATAGGAAATCAGCATGAGCGAATACCTTTCTCAGTCGGCTGTCGAATACGATAAGCTGCCAGTTCGCGTCAGGAACGTCCTGGCGACACGCAATCTGTCTGACCACTACCTACTGCAGTTCAAGTATGACGGCGTCTGTGGGATCGTTGTGACAGGTAAGAAGGTCATGACCCGCGTGGGCACTCCGATCATCTCGATGGACCATATCCTTGAACAGCTCACCGAAATGTACGGGCCGGACATCGTGGTCTTCGGTGAGTTCTGGAAGCCCAACGTCAACCAGTCCACGATCAACGGCAGCGTGGCCCGGCACAAACCTGATGACACCATGCAGTTCATCATGTTCGACATGATCACGTTGAAGCAGTACATCGATGGCAAGTCCGAGCGTGGCTACATGGACCGCTACAACGGTATGTGGATGATCGAAGGTGAGTGGCAACCAAGTATCTCTGTGGCCTCGACGTTCAACCCAGGTACGTATGGCGACTACAAGCTATTCCGCAAAGACCTCCTGGAACGGAACAAGTTAGGCTTCGATGGTGTGATCCTCCGCGACCCGACTGCGCCGTGGATTCCTGGTAAGGACAAGTCCGGCTATGTCATCAAGGACAAGAATGTCGACACCTACGACCTCGAAGTGGTTGCAGTCGAAGAGGGCAAAGGAAAGTACGCCGGGACCACAGGTGCAATCGTGGTTCGCTACAAAGACAGTAAGCTGGTGTCGATCAGCGGTATGTCTGACGATCATCGCCAGCTCTGGTGGGCGCAGCCTAAGTGCATCATAGGCAAGATCGTCGAGGTCCACAGCATGGGCTTGAGCAGTAACGGATCGTTGCGTGAGCCACGGTTCAAAGGTATCAGGACAGACAAAGACAAACCCGACTTCTAAGGAAACGCATGACACAGATCGAACTGGAACAAGAGATGGTGGATGGTGGCCGCGAGCGAGCACGTAAGATGTTCGAGAACAACGCGGAAGCAGGGAACGCAGCAGCGAACCCTTATGCGTCTGCAATCTTCCGCCGGTTCGTTCTGCCGCTCGCTGCAATGATCCGTGAGGACATGGAGGCCAAGGCGGTAGGACGGCGCATGGCCCACGTTCAACTCATTGAGGGTATGGACTACGACGCAGTAGCGTTCATCGCTGTGCGTAACGTACTCAATACCTGCATGAATGGTTCGGACCGTGGTGGTCGCGGCGTAGTGCAAGAAGTAGGTAAGGCAGTGCATAGCGAATACTGCTTGACTGTGTTTTCCACGGCAGAGCCAGCCCTCTACTACACTCTGGTCAATGACTTCGACCGGAAGATGACGAAGAGTGAGCGGCATAGAATGACCGTGTTCAAGATGCAGGCAAAGCAGGCGGGCATCGCGTTCACAGAATGGGGCATCGGCGGGCAAGCCCAGGTAGGAAGCTACTTGGTTGAGTGCCTGCAAGCCCTCGGTATGTGCGACGTTGAGAATGTCCGGCAGGTCCGGGGTGGACAATTGCGTAACGTGATCGACGTTACCTTGACCGTGGAAGTCAAGGCGCTCTTGAGCAAGATTCAGGAGCATGTCATGGAGGCCACCCCGGCTGTAATGCCGTGCGTTGAAGTACCCAAGGACTGGACAGCGATTGACAAGGGCGGCTGGCATACGGAAGGGATGCAACGTGCATCGCCGTACTGCGTAAAAGCGCGCCCTGTGCAGCGGGAACACTTCCGCAAGAACGACATGAGCACAGAATTCAAGGCCATCAACATCCTGCAGCGGGTAAAGTGGAAGATCAATAGCCGCATGCTGGACACGATCCGGCGCGTGGCTGCACACTTCGACATGGATGAAATCGTCAGCCAAGCAGACTTCCCGGCACCAAAGAAACCAGCGTGGCTGGAGCAGGGTGTCGAGAAAGCACAGATGACAGCTAACCAGCTGGGCGAGTTCACGAACTGGAAGCGCGCTACCGCAGAGTGGCACACACAGATGAAACTACGGGGCACAAAATGGGGTCGGTTCTACACCGCCACCCGTATCGCTGAGAAGTTCCGCAACGAAGAACGTCTGTACTTTGTGTACTTCTCGGACTTCCGTGGCCGCAAGTATGCACAGACGACCGGAGTTTCACCACAAGGTTCGGACATGCAGAAAGCCCTACTGCAGTTCGCAGAGGGAAAGAAGCTGGTAACGCCGGACCAAAAGGAGTGGTTCCTGATCAACGGGGCTAATCGCTTCGGTGTCGACAAGGTGAGTATCGGTGATCGTATCGAGTGGGTTCGTGAGCATCATGAACAGATACTGGCATTCGCTCGTGACCCTATCGAGAACAACGAATGGCGTGAGGCCGACAGCCCGTTCCAGTTTCTGGCGTGGTGCTTTGAGTACGCTGACTGGCATGTGTTTGGTGCGAACTTCCGTAGTCACCTTGCGGTCGGTATGGACGGTTCATGCAACGGCCTACAGAACTTCTCGGCCATGCTTCGGGATGAGGTAGGCGGAGCTGCCACGAACCTGACACCGGGAGATGTACCGAACGACATCTACGCAATGGTGGCTAGAATCGTCCAGGCGGAGCTACAAGAGGCCGTAGACGATGAGGCGGGGTATCGGAAGATGTGGGTCGCTCATGGCGTCAATCGCTCTCTGGTGAAGCGAAGCGTCATGACCTTGCCGTATGGTAGTACACGGTTCTCCTGCTCGGATTTTATCGTAGGTGATTATCTCCGCATGGGTAAAGCACCGGAGTTTGCAAAGGAAGACTACAGTAGAGCAGCAACGTACTTAAGTCATTTCGTATGGAGAGCTATTGGTCAGGTAGTTATCAAGGCTCGTGCTGCTATGGACTGGTTGCAGGCTTCTGCTCAACAGTTAGTTCGCAGTGGTATTACTGAGATCAGTTGGGTTACTCCTTCTGGTTTCCCTGCCATCCAGACCTATTGGGAGGCTGAGGTCCGCCGCATCAATACTCGTTTGTGTGGTGGTACTAAGTTGTCTATCAATGCTGAGACTGATGTTGCGGATCGTAATCGTCATCGTAATGGTATCGCTCCTAACTTCATTCATAGTATGGATGCTTCTCACCTAACTCTTACCGTCCTGGCTGCTGCTACCAGTGGAATAGATGCACTTGCCATGATTCATGACGATTATGGAACACATGCTGCTGATGCCCCTGCACTGGCGAAAGCTATCCGTGAGGTATTCGTCGAGATGTACAGAGACTCTTCACCGTTGGAAGACTTGCGTAAGCGTTACCCAAAGCTGCCTAAGCCACCGGCTATAGGAACCCTTGACCTGGAAGCTGTACTGGCAAGCCGGTACTTCTTCTGCTGATTATCCATAGGCGTACCGAAACTACCCGACCATTAGCCTCCAGGGCTTTTGGTACACCTATGGATAGGAGAACATTTCATGAGTGAAGAACAGAAAATTATTACGCATCAAGTTGACATTTTGAGTCAGTCATCCTATGAACGTCTAACCACGCTGGTGCCCGGTGGTACTTGCTACGTGTCCTCATCGACAACTGAACTTCAGGCCGGTTATCAACTCGGCGTCCAAGCAGTGTTGCAAGTCCTCCGTGGCAACTTCGTATCGGGGCGCTAATGATCATCAAAGAATTCCCATTCAGTGACGCAGACTGGTCACTGATTGAACCTGCCATCAGGGCATGCCATTCAAACGTAGGCCACCGCACTAGCAAAGTGTGGTTCAAGGCCGTCGACATCGAGCATGTCCTGACCCAAATTAAATACGGCAACATGCATGCCGCGTACATCGACAACAGCTACGTTGTAGTCTACAGCTTCGGTGTGCCTTGGTATAGCTCGGACGTTACGTTCATTGAAGAACACTTCGTCTGTGCTGTCAACCCGACCACAAGCTTTGATTCCGTGACCAAGTTCATGGACCTCCTGGCTGAGTTTCACAACGCAGATTACATCGCCGTGGGTACAGCCCTGGCCCACAGCAACGGGTCACTCGTAAGGCTTTACCAGCGGCATGATCCTGGATACCAGCCCGAGTGCATCCAACTCATAAAGGAAGCATGATGGGTACACTCTCAGACCAAATGAAAAAGCAAGTACTGAACGCCACAGTTCAGAAGCAAGACCTTTCGCAGACTGACTCAGCAGCTTCAACTGCTCCTGTCGGGCCTGCGTCCGACCTGGGCATTGGGGCTATCGTCCCAGCTACTCAGCAGTCGGCCAGCGGTGTCGGCCAGCCACAACCACAGGTAGACACTCTTCAACAAGCCTCCACTGAAATCTCGTCTAGCAATGACGCGATTGCTAAGTCGGGGATTATCAAGCGCCCCGCCAAGACAACTGGTGCGGGACTCAACATCTAAGGAGTTCCAATGGGTGGAATCGTCAACAGCATTCTCAAGCCAGTCGCCAAGCTCGTCGGTTATGACAGCAACGCCATTGCCCAAGCAGGTAACGACCAAGCCGCAGCCACCAAGGCCGCAGCCGCACAGACCGCACAGGCAAACCGTGACGCTGCTCAAGCAGCTCAACGATCACAGGAGACCCAGCTCGCTCAGAAGCAGGCCAGCGATAAAGCTGCCGACCTATTGAATGTGCCGGTGGCTCAGGCCGATGTCACGACTGGAGCAAAGGATGCAACGTCTGTCGATACGTCGACAGGTAAGCGGGTCAAGCCCCGCGACCAGTATAGCAACGCTGGCCTCAACATCTAAGGAAACCTATGTCCCGCACCTATGTAGCGGGTCAGCGGTGGAGTGAACTGCATGGGGTACGGCAGGGCTTTATCAATCGTTGTGAGGGGTACGCCTCTCTGACGATCAGGAAGCTCTGCCTGCCCGAGGGCTACGATCAGTACAGTTCTGATCTACAGCACGACTGGCAGTCAGTTGGGGCACAGGCGGTCAATCACCTGTCGAACAAACTGATGCTGGCTTTGTTCGCACCATCTCGACCCTTCTTTCGTCTTGACCCAACTCAAGCCTACCTCACGAAACTGGCGCAAGCACAGATCGACAAAAGCACCCTCTCCGAAGCGTTAGCTGCCGGGGAAGCGGATGCGGTCAAAGAACTCGATCAGAGTTCATCCCGACCAAAACTCTACGAAATTCTCAAGCACCTTGTTGTAACCGGAAACTGCCTAATGATCCTGGGCAAGGACGGAATGCGCGTCATGGGTATCAAGCACTACTGCGTCAAGCGGGCTGCTGATGGCAAGATTCTCGAAATCCTGATCCGTGAATGCGTCAAGTTCGATGAGCTGGACCCCGAGGCCCAGGCCGAACTGTTCAGCGCTGGCTATCAACCAGACACCAAGGTCGACCTGTTCAAGTGGGTCTGCCGTAACTCGGCGGGTAAGTTCGAACTCAAGACTTTCGTAGGCAACATCAAACTCTCCAAAGCATTTGAAGGTTCCTGGCCCGAAGATCAATGCCCGTACCGCGCCCTCACCTGGGACTTAGCAGACGATAGCGACTACGGCACTGGCTTGGTCGAAGACTACGCCGGAGACTTTCAAGCACTCTCAGCGTTAAGCGAGGCCCAGGTCACTGCGGCTATTCTCGCATCCGAGTTCCGCTGGCTCGTCAATCCTGCTGGCATGACCAAGGCTGAGGACTTCACGAACTCAGTCAATGGCTCCGCAATCCCAGGCGTCGAGGGCGACGTACACCTGATCCAATCAGGCAAGGCCCAAGACCTACAGGTGATCCAGGCCGTCAATGCAGATTACATCCAACGAATTGGCCGAGGCTTCTTGCTAGGCTCCGCAGTCACCCGAAACGCCGAGCGCGTCACAGCGGTGGAGATGCGGATGCAGGCCGAGGAACTGGAGACTAGCTTGGGTGGCGCATATAGCCGCCTCGCTGTCGATCTGCAGAAACCCATCTGCTTCTGGCTGCTCAAGAGAATCAACCTGACCTTCAACGGTAAGGAATTCCAGCCCGTAGTTGTCACTGGTCTGGACGCTTTGTCGCGTTCCGGTGACCTTGAGAACCTTAAGCTGTTCCTCGGCGACTTGGCCGCTGTCTCTCAGTTGCCCCCTGGCCTCCAGTCGCTCTTGCGTCTACGATCCCTGGCACAGGCATTCGCATCAGCCCGTGGCATCAAGTCCACAGAGTTCTTGAAGACCGACGAGGAAGTCCAGCAAGAAGCACAAGCCCAACAACAGCAAGCCCTCCAGCAACAGGCACAGTCCGCAGGGATTGACGCCGCCGCTCAACAGCAAGCTGCCCAACAAGGACAAGCACAATGACCACAGACGCAGCATCCGGCACCGAAGCCGCAGCAACAGCAACCACTACTGTAGTAGCTACACCGGCACCGAACGCTGCAGCTCCTGCGGCCCCGGTAACGCCGACACCTAATGCCGCCGCTGATTCAGGCGAGCCGACGCCACACGTTTATGCTGAGGTTCCTAACGACCCAGGCTTGAACATGGCCCTCGGCTTCATTGGCAAGCTGGGAGTCACACCGGAACATCCTGCCCTGCAGGAAGCCCTCAAGGGCAACTTCGATTATCTGAAAGCACACCTTGCATCCCTGGGCGACAAGGCCCGTGGCTACGAGCACTACTTGGCCCTGGCTGAAAAGTCCTACGAAGCCCATGTCAGTGTCGCAGCAGAGACAGCCGCCAAGACAGCTGAGGCAATCCACGGCGCAGTCGGTGGTGAGGAAGCATGGCAGAGCATCCAGCAATGGGCCTCAGCCAATGCAGAGCCTGCAGAGAAAGAAGCTGTCAACGCGATGATCAACGCTGGTGGTCTGCAAGCCCGTGCCGCTGCGCTGCTCCTGCAGTCGCTGCATGCCAAGGCAAGCAACACCGTGATCGAACCGAAAGATGCAGTGGGCCATGTGCCTGCTAACAGTGCCTCGACGGCACAGCACGCTTTGTCACCAGCAGCCTATCAGGCCGAGATGTCAAAGTTAGTCCAGCAGTATGGTGCGTTGGGTGCAGGCAAAACGCCTGAATACCAAGCACTCCAATCCCGCCGTACCGCCTATCGCGGTCAATAATAAGGAGCAACACATATGTCCCTCGATACCTTCGTAGTACAGACCCCGAACAAGGGCGTAGGCTCGACAACCGACAACCTGATCGTTGAAGAATTCACTGGTCTGGTCAAGGGTACGGTTGACCGTATGTCGGCACTGGATGGCTTCATTCCATTCCAGCCGATGAAAGGCACTGACACCATCACTTCGAACGCCATCGGCGAGTCGACCCTGGGTGTCCTGCAACCGGGCGTTACGCCTAACGGCACCAAGAACGATTTCGGCAAGATCAAGCTGACTGTGGATACTCCATTGTTTGCTCGTGCCTCGTTCACCCTGATCGACATCTGGCGTACTTCGTTCGACGCTCGCGCTAAGGTCGCGCAAGAGCAAGGCAAGAAACTGGCAAAGCAACGTGACTTGGCCCTGTTCACTCAGGCCATCAAGGCTGCTCTGGCAACTCAATCGGCCTACGCTAACGGCGTGTCCGGTGCGCCTGCTGGTCACTTCGGTGGCTCGCAAACCACTCTGGCAAGTTCCGGCGCGGCAAGCGATCCTGCTGCAGTGTACGCTGCTATCGCCAAGCTGTTCGCAGCAATGGAGAAGAAGGACGTTGACCCACGCGCAGACAACGTGCTGCTGGCCCTGGGCGTCGACACCTATTACACTCTGCTGCAAGCCGAGCAACTGGTGAACACGACTTACGTCACAGCCCAAGGCACCAAGGTCGAGAATACCATGGTCCTGAAAGCCTACGGCGTTCCGGTCATCAACAGCAACAACTTCCCAGGCGGTAAGACCATTACTGGTTCCCTGCTGTCCAACGCTGCCAACGGCAACGCCTACGATGGTGACTTCACCAAAGTGCTGGCTGTCGCATTCAGCGCTGAGTCGCTGCTGGCCGGTGAGCTGTCCTCGCTGCAATCCGATGTGTTCTTCGACAAAGTTTCGAAGCACTGGTTTGCTGACTCGTGGCAGTCGTACGGCGTTACTCAAGACCGTAACGAGTACGCTGGCGCGATCTTGCTCCCCTGATGTCTAAGACGCTGGCCGAGAAAGCCGCTCACATGCGCGAGTATCGCCAGCGTCGAAAGGCGGCTGGGAGACCACTCGCCAATAAGACACCAGAGCAAGTCTGGTCACACAGTCTCAAGAAGCGCTACGGTATTACTCCTGCTGACTGGAACCAAATGTTCCGTGAGCAGGGTGGTGTATGCGCGATTTGCCGCAAGGAGTTCGCTGAGACAAACCAAGCAGGAAATCACAAGGATAACGCAGTCGTAGATCATTGCCACAAGACTGGCAAGGTTCGTGGGCTGTTGTGTCCGCACTGTAATCTAGGGCTGGGCCACTTCATGGACTCACCAAAGATTCTACAGGCGGCACTGCTATACCTGCCGTAATACAATTAGCCCTGCTGCCATTTCGGTGGTGGGGCTTTTTCGCTTAAGGAGTTTCACATGGCCTTTATGACCGAGCTGGACGTAGTAAATGATTGCTTGAGCACGCTCGGCGAATTGCCAGTCAACGCTCTGGATGACGACCACAACCTTATCGCTGCAGCCCGCCGTGCATTCAGAACATGCAACGTGCGCGAGCAAGCTAAGGACTGGTGGTTCAATCGTGAAATCATTACCCTAGTGCGCGATGTAGACGACTACATCTGGACGCCTGCAGACGCAATTCGCTGCGACCCAATTAACAAGCACTTGAACCTGATCCAACGCGGACGCCGCTTCTACGACCCGCAGAACGCCACGTACAAGATGCTGAATGAATCAGTAACCTGCTGGCTGGTTCGCCAGATTCCTTACGAGGACTTGCCCCCAAGTGCACAGGTACTCATCAACATTTCCACAAGTCTCAAGTTCATGTCGGCATACGACGCGGACTCGACCAAGTATCGCCAGCTCGTTGCAGATTATCAGGAAGCATACTCCACGATGAACTCAGAGCACATCCGCAACTCCGACAACAACTTGCTGGAGAAGCACGACACCCTTCGCACACTCAGCCGCATTCGTGGCTACCGTAACGGAAGGCTTCTGACACCGCCGTACACCGGCTTCGAACAGGGGTAATTATGAGCAGAGTCTCAGGTTCATACCAAAGCGTAGTAAGGGGAGTCTCTGAGCAGGTTCCCCAAGACCGGAGGCCCGGTCAGCACTACGAGCAGATCAACCTGATTTCTGATCCTGTTCGTGGGCTGGCCCGGCGTCACGGCTCCCTCCTGCAGCACACTAAGTCCCTGCGAGCATACACACCGGAAGCCTACGCGGCCATGGTGGCAGACACGCAGCGCTTCAAGACATTCACCTTCCAATGCAACGGTAAGGACTACGATCTGATCTACCGCACTATGAACACGGCGGGGCAGATTCGCAACGATGGCATGGTGTGCTACAATCGCACCGATAAGCATTTCATCAACTGCGTGTTCAGTACCTCAGCAAATATGTCCTCGCTGCTAGACGGCGGTGTATCCGCAATCGTCAACGTGGGCAAGTATGTATTCGCCTCAGCCAACACCGTGGTGTCCTCAGCTCCCGGCGTCGACACTATGGCCGCAACCATGTTCTACTCAGTAGCCTGGGTGCGTGGTGGTGCATACGCTCGCAAGTACACAATCAAAACAATTCACCAATCTGGCGCAGTTGCCATACATTCCTACACTACTCCTACCTCTGCCTACCCTGGCGTGCTCGATACGAGCGACATTCCCGCTACCGCAACAGACTACACCAAGCAAGTCAATGACCGCGTCAACGCATACAACTCCGCTGTCACTCAGTGGATTGGCACAGCGGCTGCGGCTATCGTTCCATCGGCAATCGCTACCCAGCTCCGCACTGTGCTCCAGGCTAACCTCGGGGCGTTCGGTGTGTTGAGCGAAGTGCGCGACAGCACGGTGGTGATCGATGCCAACTTCATGTCGGACAAGATCATCGAAGTGACTTGCGAGGACTCGGGCGATGGTACACTATTCCGTGGTGTCGGCAACGATGTCACGGCTGCAGAGCTGGTCAGCACCATCCACACGGTGGGCAAGACAGTTCGTGTGCGTCCGAAGAAGAATGACGGTAGTGATGTCTACTACTTGGTCGCCACCCCAAAGGTGGCTGGCTCAACAAGCTGGACGGATGTGATTTGGAAGGAAGGCCCAGGATACACAACCAACATCACGAACCTGTTCTGTATGGGCACGGTCGTGAGCGACACCCTGTACTTCGCTGGGAACGCTGCAGAGCTGACGGTGCTGGCTGGTGGTACTCACCCAAGCCCTGTGCCGAATGGCGTAGGCGACCGCGTGTCAGTACCTCTGCCTACCTTCATTGGTCGGCGTATTGACTACCTAGGAATCTTCCAGGACCGACTTGTAGTTGGAGCTGGAGCAGTCCTATACTTCTCACGAACGGGCGACTACCAGAACTTCTGGCGACAGTCCGTGCTGACAATCGATCCATCCGACCCGATTGAGATGTTCGCACTTGGTGCTGAGGATGACACCATCCAGGCGTCGACAACGTATGACCGTAACCTCCTGCTGTTCGGGGAACGGAAGCAGTACGTGGTCTCAGGTCGTCAGCCGCTAACACCGAGCAACGCTTCGATTGTGATCCAGTCGGCGCATGAGGACGCAGTGGATTCGTTCCCTGTGAACTCCGGTAACTTCGTGTTCTACAACAAGTTCCGCAATGGTGTGGCAAGCATGCATCAGGTGCAGATCGGCCAGCTAGTGGATACCCCTGAGTCGTATGAGGTAAGCAAGCAGCTCGACCGCTACATCAAGGGCATGCCTGTTGAGATCGTCGCAGTGACTTCGCCGAACAACGTGTTCGTGCGGACGCAGACGCAGCGTGATCGTGTCTACGTGTACACCTACCTCGACAGCCCAGCTGGTGCAGAGCGCTTATTCGACTCATGGTCAACATGGTCGTGGCGTCCCGCAGTGGGCACCATGATGGGCATCAGCCGAGACATGGGCGACATCCTGGCGTACTACTTCCGCTACGATGGCGTCGGCAGCATCTGGCTGGCATGTGATCGCTTCGTGCTTGACACGGATGTGAGCAACTACCCGTACGTGGATAGCCTGCGCCCAATGTCGACGTACCTCGCCGGTGGTGCCACGGACCTCCGCAAGGATGGTTCATACGTGCCGGACCTGTCACTAGCATTCGATGTAAGCGTACCTGAGTTCATGCTCGGTGTGCCTGCAGCACAGATGCTGGACTTCAACATCGACTACCCTGACAACGCAGCAGCCAAGTGGGTCGGTGTGAACTACGATGCGTTCGTGACTCCAACGAACCCGTACATCCTGGACAGCAACGGCAAGGCCATCGTCAATGGTCGCTTGACAATCAGCTCGGCCATCGTGTCGGTTGCTGACTCTGGCGGCTTGACTGCAAAGCTGGTAACTAAGAACGGTATGTCGGTTCCCGTGGACTTCACAGGTCGCGTACTCGGCACCAGCACCAACGTAGTCGGTCGTGCACCTATTGCGACCACAGCGATCTCCGTGCCTTTGGGTCGTGAGACTCGTGACTTCACCTACACCCTTTCAGCTCGTAAGTGGTTGCCTCTCACGGTAACGGCTATCGAGTGGACAGGCCAGTTCTTCAACAACACACGGAGGGTCTGATGGGATCAGCTATGGAACTCCTGAGCAGCGGCACGAAGCACACCGTTGAGCAGGCAAAGATCGACGCAGCCCGAGTGGTACAGGCGTCGAAGAACGAACGCACAGCAGCAGAGACATCCTTGGCCCGCTTCTCTCAGTCGCTGAACAACCAGCGCAAGATGGAAGCTGCCGGGGTGCAGTTCAATGCACAGACGCAGAACATACTAGCGAAGCAAGACTCGTCGGTGGCAAGGACGTTCGTGCAGCGCCTCTCTACAGCCCAGCAACTAGGGGAAGCAACTGTGGCCGCATCTGCTGCAGGCGTGGGCGGGTCTTCCGTCGAGACATACAAGGACACCCTGCGGCTACGTGCTGCAGTGTCCGAGGAAAGTGCACTACGAGCAGCAGGCAACGACACGACCAACGCCACGGCGTCCAAGTCAGCAATAATCGTTGACGCTACAGCCAGCTTGCAGAATGACAGCTTCCAGCCAAACTTCGATTACACGCAGTACATCGACCACGTAGCGCAGAAGAACCTCTTCGGTGCATTCGTGGCTATCGGCGTGGCATCCTACTTCGGTGGGCCTGCAGCCGGTATGGCAACGTCTGACGCAATCGCTTCGGGTAACCGTGCTGCCAATGGCGACAACGCTGGCGCAGGAGCATACCTCACGAGCGCAGCTAACAACGCAGCTCAGGCGTACAGTAACTACAACCGTTCAGCACCAGCTCCAACACAGCAGACAGCACCAAGTAGCACGAGCGCAGACCTAGGCACTGGCCTACGCGCACCAAGCTACAGCGACAATTCCGGCAGCGGAAGTCGTGGCGGCTTTTGGGGCACAACGGAAAGTTTCAACATTAAATAGGAGGCCACATGGCTGAGTCATCTTCGGGCGGTAGCTCCGGTTACGAAGCAATTCAACGCGGTCCTGAACTAGGGCTGTCGGTAGCAGAGCAGCAAGCAGCAATCGCCGCACGATCAGGACAAGGTGCAACACCACAGATCGTAGGTGGTAACATCCAGTCAGGTGTGGTGCGTCCAGACATGGACCCGGTAACTGGATGGGGAGGTTTAGGCCAAACCATTCAGCGTATCCTGGAGCCGCAAATCCAGCTCAAGGAAAAGGCCAACTTCTGGCAGGGTGTTGTAGCAGCCAGATCAGGAATGGCGATCAAAGACATCGTCGACACTCAATCTCCGCTAAGTAAAATCTTCGGGCCAAGTTCCTACGTCCAGGGTGCGCAGTTCTACAACGCCCAGGACAACATCGCTCGCTTCAATCAGGACATGATCCAGAACGCCGAGGACATCGCCAAGGTGCCACCATCGGAGCTGGGCAAGCGACTTAACGCTGAGGCGAGCAAGTACGAAACAGGTGACCCTGGCACAGACGCCCTCACGCACAGCGCTTGGGTCGAGAACACTGCACCAATGCTCAACGTGGTCAACAAGACTCGCTACGCAATGCAACAACGTGATGCCACACAGGCATTCGTGAATAACGCACAGAACACAGGTAACCTATTGGCTGCTATGGGTCCGCATCTGGTCCAGGGTACAGCCAACGAGGACGACCTGAACCTCACGAAGCAGCAGCTCGTGCATGCGATCATGCCACCTCCAGGGATGGACCCAGCGACATGGCGTGCAACGCTGCCTAAGCTGACATCGTCGTTCGCAGACAATGGAAACTTCCATGCTGTCGAGCTAATGAAAGCCTCTGGTGCATTGGATCAGATGGACCTGGAGCAGCGCACGAAGCTGGACGATAGGCTCGACAAGAAAGCCAAGGAAGCAGCGGTGCAGTATCGTGCATCCGTCGCACCACAGATGTCGGACCTGACCGCGTCAGTGAAAGCTGGTGCCATGACTCCCGAGATATATCAGCAAGAGATGTCCAAGCTGCAGAAGGACTTCACGCAACGTACGGGTAACCGTGAACCACTCGCACCGTACTCGGAGCAAGAGGGTAACTACGTTGTGGGCCGGACCAACTGGTGGAATGCACAGAAAGACCGCATCGCCAATCAGCAGGCCAACTCGTTGAAGGAGCAGAACGCAGCAGAGAAAGCTCGCGTCGAAGCTCAGGAGTCCTCGGACGTAAATCGTCTGATCTCCATTGGCTCGGTTGGTGAGTATGCACGGCTTGGCGGTAACGCAGAGCTGGCGACTGCACAGTTCACCAAGGCTTACGAGCAGTATCAGCCCCAAGAGCGCGACCAGCTCCTGACGAACAACTACACTGGCTCCGCGTACGTTAATCCCGTAGTGCAAAACCGGATGCAATCAGCACTACGTACTATCGCAAGTGGTGGCGAGTACAGCCCAGCACTGGAACAGACGTACACGGATTGGGCGCGGCTTAATGCAACTCCGAAAGGGCAGGCAACTGCTGCAGCATACTACTCGGAAGACCAGCAAGCCCGCCTGAATAAGTTCGACATGCTCAAGAAAGGTGGCGTTGATTCGACCATCGCATTCCAGTCGGCATTTAAAGACCCGCTGACTGCAGCAGTAGACTGGACCAAGACCCATGGTGTTGATAAAGACGTAGTAGGCGTCGTGAACTCGCAGTTCAATCAGTGGTTTCCCGCTGAACAGAACCTCGACGACACAAGCAAGCGCCTAGTTGCGGGCCTCATCATGAAGAACGTCGGTACTACGCTGCAGAACACGGGCCTGACAACTGAGCAGGCATCCTATCAGGCGCTGCACAACCTCCGAGCCAATGGCCTGGAAGTGTTCGGTGGTCGGGCATGGATGAAAACGCGTGACCAGAAGCCGCTGGAGCAGATGATCACGGGCGGTAAGGCAACGGAAGGTCCGAACGCAGAGTTTGATTTCCAGGCCGTGCCACACAAGGCGCTGTCGGAAGTCATGAACGATGTGATCGGTGAAGGGTTGAAGAAGTCCGGCCTCAACAAGGCTGAGACAGTGCAGATTCTGCGCCTCCCTGATGTGAATGGTAAGGCCCACTTCGCTGCCCTCGGGTATAGCAAGGAAGGCGTACCGACTCCGTATCAATTCGACTCGGATGAAATCAGTAAGTCGTACAATGCACGGCTGTCGAGCAAGAACGGCAGCTATTCCGCACCATCAGCAGGCATGGTGGGCGGCGATAAGTCGCAGCCGAAGATTAACAGCAATGCCTACAGGCAGGGCTGGGAGTCCAACTAACTTTAAAGGAAGTCCATATGGCAGATCAGAACAAAGTCGGGTCATTCCGCGATCAGTACACACCAGCAGCGCAACAAGCTGGTGCAGCGTTAGGCGTGTCCCCCGATGTCCTGTTAAGCCAGTGGGCTTTGGAGACCGGCTGGGGCAAGAGCATCATCCCGGGCACCAATAACCTGGGCAACATCAAGGATTTCAGCGGTGCAGGCACGGCGGCTGTGGATAACATGACCAAGACAACGGACAAGTACCGCAGCTACGCCTCACCAGAAGCCTTTGCACAGGACTACGTCGACCTGATCAAGCGCAAGTACCCATCAGCCGTGGGTGCAGGCAATGATCCGGTGGCATACGCCTCAGCACTACATGCTGGCGGCTATGCAGAAGACCCGAACTACGTCAACAGCGTGGCAAAGGTCTACTCAGGGCTGACGAATACCCCGTTCAGTCCATCCCCTATTCAGGCAACGGTTCCAGTCCAGGTGGCTCAGACAGTTCCACACGCCTCAGACGCCACGCGGGTAGCTTCGGCAGGCCAACTACCCGGCACAGTCCCAACGGCGTCACCAGCGACCGCTGATGCGTCCTGGCGGCAGTTCCCTGACAGCGTCCTGGGCGACCAACAGGTCAAGCAGGCCGAACCGAAGTACACTACCTACGAGAAACTTGCAGTTCAGCAAGAGCAAGGCTTCGCTGCCCGGGCTGGCTACAACGTCGACCAGCTTGAGCAGGTTGCCAAGGAGTCCCGGGCAAACGCCGGGCCGCTGGCGCAGCAGATCATCCTAGCTGGCGCAGACCGCACGAACCTGGACACCAGCCCAGCAGAGCCTATTGCCCGACTGGCCGCTACAAGCGACCGTATCGTGCAGGACAAGGCTAACCTGGACGCAGTAACCCTGACTGACAAGGCCACCGCCGCGATCCGCCGCTCTGGCACCATGCAGGCTATCAGCGACATCTACAACAAGCAGAACATGCCGCCTGAGCCGCAGTTCAACCAGGACTTTATGGCTAACTGGCAGCAGAAGTTGGCAGGTTACGACTACAATGAGCAGGAGCGCTTGCTCGGTAGCCGGTCTGAGCAGGAGTTCACCTACAACGAGAACATCATCAGGCGCGAACGCAACGATGACAGGACTTTGCGTGGTGGTAGCCAAGTCGCCAGCGTTGGATTGAACCTCCTGGCGGGCCTGACGGACGTTCCCAGCATGGTAGCGTTCATGGGCGTGGGCAAAGTCGCCCAGCTCGGTGGCGTTGGTGCGTTCCAACTGGCTAAAGCAGGACGGCCTGTTGCTGCATTGCTGTCGTCTGGTGTTGAAGGTGCTGTCGGTGGTATGCTGCTCGACGGAACCCTGGCTGCGGCAGGCCAGCACTACACCATGAACGATGTGGTAGCATCGACAGGGATCAACTTCGGTATGGGTCTCGGCTTCGGCCTGCTCCACCTTCGTGGTGCGTCTATGAAAGAGGCCAGCAACATCCTGGCTGATTCCGCTGCAGCTAATGCGGACCGCGAGAAAGCCTTATGGGCGCAGGCTCAGGATAACCTGGGTGCTGGTGCCACGCCAGAACAGCTCGCCAAAGAGGTCGACACGATCCAGGTGGGCGAGGCCAAACAGGTCTACGATGCCGCGATGTCAGAGGCGTCACCAGAACGCAGCTTCGGTAGCGCAGAGCAGCAGGATATGTTCAGCATGAATGCCGACATGGAACACTTGCAGGATGAGTTCTCAATGGACATCCCACTGCAACGCCCGGGTCGTCCACTTCCTGAGCCGCGCATGCTTACACCAGAAGAGACAGCACGAGCAAAGGCAGAGCAGAATCAGCCAGGACTCAACATCCTTCTGGCTGATGTGCCTGAGAACCGGAAGATGATGAACACCAACGGCCCAACGCCCCGCTCGCCAGAAGTTGTGGCAGCACTGGAAGCCCGTTACGGTGTCGAGGGTATCGCTGATCCAGGTGAACGTGCACTAGCAGTGATGTACTATGAAGGTGCAGAGCGTATCCTCAAGAACAACCAGATCGACTTGAGCCGCGTGTCGAAGTTGACCAAGGCTGTCGGTATGGAATCCACATCGCAGACCATGTTAAGTAGCAAGAATCCGTTGCTGCAAGCATTCGGTGCAGTTATCACCGAGTCAGGTGCAGGCATCGCAGGCCGGGGGCAGACTGCATCGTTGTCCCGGCACATGAACTATAAGAACTTCATGAGCGATTTCAATACCGTGTACGACAATGCCTACTACTTGTGGTCCCGTGAGAACGGTGGCAGCACCTGGGGTGATCACACCAATGGCAAACACCGTGAGCGCTTCAACCGTTTGGTGGCTGAGACTATCGAGCACCAGCTCCAGGCCAAAGGCCCGCTGCCAGAGATGCACCCAGCACTTGCTGCAGCAGTACGTGCACAGCGCGAAGGCATGGACCGCATGCGTGTGGCTATGCAAAAGGTCGGCACCGTTGGTTCAGCACGGTTGGGCGACAACTCGGTAGCCTACATGACTCGCACGATGTCCGCTGAACGAGTCCGCAACTTGTCAAACGCTGAGAAGAAGGGTGTCACGAACATCCTCAAGCAGCAGTTCATGGAGCTGAACGGTTACGACGAAGCATTCGCCGCAGAGCATGCAAAGCGTTACCTGGACATTGCTAACCAACGTGCACTCGGTAACACTGAGATGCCACTATCCATCCATGACGAACGCGCAGCAGACGTTGTAATGGATTCGCTGCGAGCAATGAACGTGCCGGAAGAAGAAATCCGCACGATGTTAGGACGCTTCTCCCGTGGTGGTGCAAACTTCACAAAGGGTCGCGCAGACCTGAACCTCAACACACGCTACGACATCGACGGTCACTCGTTTAGTCTCATGGACTTGGTCGACACCGATGTGCCTCGGCTGTATCGGGCATATGCTCAACGTGCAGCCGGTGAAGTTGCGCTGACTCAGCATGGCATCCAAGGCCGCAACGGTCTGTCAGCTATGCGTGTCGCCCTGGCCCATGGCCCTGACGGCATGAAAGTCACCGAGGCCGAGATGGCAGCATTTGACCAAGTGTCCGCAGAGATGATGGGCACACCGTTCGGTAATCGTGTCAAGGCAATCGACAACGCCACAACCTTGGCGTCGATCTTGCGCTTAGGCGGTATGGGTATCACGCAGGCTGGTGAATCCCTGAACGGTCTTAGCGTGCTCGGTGTCGGGCGTGTACTGCAATCCATCGCAGGGATGCCACGACTGATCCGCGAGGCTGGGATGCAGGCCAAGGGCGGCAAGCCAAAGAACCCGATCATCGGCAGCATCGAAGTTGTCGGCGGTGAGCTGGGTATGGAGCACTATCGCACGGCCATCCCGTTTGCACAGAACGACATCATCAGCAAGAACCTGGGACTCGAAACCATGACGACTATGGACCGCATCATCAAGTCCGGCTCGCATGTCCAGGCAAAGCTGTCGTTCCACCAAGCTATCATGACAGGTCAGATTCGCGGCATGTCGGAGCAGATCGTGCACAAAGCTGTCCGGTTCATTCGTACCGGCGCAGAGGATGCAGCACTGGCCGACATGGGCTTCTCGCCAGCTACACTCAAGGCATTGAAGAAAGACCTCCCAGCAATGGCTAAGTTCGAGGGCGACAAGCTCGTGGACTTCGACATCACCAAGGCGACTGACAAGACCGCTGCTGCAGAATTCGTTACTGCAGTGAACCGTGGCGCATCGCAGATCATCCAGGGAACCTACATCGGGGAAACTGGTAAGTGGGCGCACAGCTCCTGGGTTAAGATGCTCACTCAGTTCCGCACGTTCGGACTCATCTCCGTCGAGAAGCAGTGGAACCGTCAGGCCGGTGTGCACGGTGCAGCCAAAGCATTAGGTTATATCCTGGCCGCTACCTCGGTGGCAATCCCAATGCAGGTTGCTCGCGTCTACGCAGCCTCAGTTGGTATGTCTCGTGCTGATGCTGACAAGTATCGTGAGAAGAACCTCTCTCCTTTCGCACTCGTCAAGTCCAGCATGAACTACATCAGCGCCCTCGGTATGGCTCCAGACTTCTTTGATGCTCTGTCCATCCCGCTGGGACTGGAACCGTCCGATGCTCGTGGCTTGTCCACTGGCCTGGGCCGGGTAGTGCCAGTAGCTGGAGCAGTAGAGGATGTGATGAAAGCTGGCAAGGCTGTGAGCACTTGGTCACCGCTGTCTTCGCGCCCGGCTGCATCACCAGCGGATGCCTTTAAGAACCTCGTGCCCTTCGGGCGCTTGCCTTACGTCATCCCTTTGGTCAATGCTCTGACTAACAAGTAACCTCGTGAGCCGCACCGTTGCTGGTGCGGTTCTTTCAGTACACCTATGGATAACTAACAGGAGCAACACATGGCTGATCCCGTTGTCTCAGATGACAAGTATTCGATCTTCACCGGGCCGGGCAACGGGACGCAGACACAGTGGGAGTTTAACTTCGCTGGTGGCTACATCACCAAGGCTCACATCAAGGCTTACTTTACGAACGACACCACGCATGTGGTTACACCGATCGTTATTGCCTCCGGTGACTGGATTGGACCCAATACCATTCAAGTAGTACCTCCGGTTCCGACCGGCTCGACGATCACGATCTACCGTGACACGCCAAAAGACATGCCTCTCGTGAACTATACGAACGGCGCAATCATCAATGAAGCAAACCTCGATATGTCGAACGAGCAGGCGATCTTCGCTGCCGCTGAGATGGTCGATCAATTCCTTGGCGTGCAAGCTATCGCTGACAGTGCCAACGCCAACGCGGCTACCGCACTTAGCACATCCGTGCTCGCTATTGCCGACGCATCCGTCGCCCTTAGCACTTCCCTGGTCGCAGGTTCGAACGCTGCCACAGCGCTCTCTACGTCTGTCGTGGCCGGTGCGCAAGCATCAACTGCCTTGTCCACTGCCCTCGCTATCGATGGTAAGGCACAGACCGCCCTAGACAATTCTGTCGTCGCCCTGAGCACCGCTCTGGCTATCGATGCGAAGGCCACCACGGCCCTGTCGAACTCGGCCACGGCCCTCAGCACCGCCAATGGTGTGGATGCCAAGGCTGACTCGGCAATCGCCACAGCAGGCTCTGCACAGGCTCAGGCAGGCGTAGCCCTGTCGACTGCCAATAACGCCAACACGAACGCCTCCAGCGCCCTCAGCACTGCTTCCGCATTGAGCACCAGCATCGCTACCGCGAATGCCACGGCCTCTACTGCACTCTCCACCGCGAACGTTGCCCTGAGTACTTCGGCTGTCGCCCTGAGCACAGCCACCGCAGCGGCATCGCCAGCAATGAACCTCATCATCAACGGTGACATGACCATCGACCAGCGTGGTGCCGGTTCCGGTGGCGGCTACACCTTGGGCAATGCTGCGGAGAACTTCACAGTTGACCGTTTCATTACACTCAAGAATGGTACGTGGTCTGCCTTTGGCGCACGTAGCATCAGCCAAGTCCCTGACTCGTCGTACACCAACGGTGTTCAGATGCTGTCAACAGGCGCGGCCACTGCTGCCGAGTACCTTGCGATCAACCATCCAATCGAGGGCATCAACATCGCCCACGGTCAGCTTGGTTCGGCCAACGCACAGCCTATCACTATCGGCTTTTGGGTCCGCGCTACTAAGGCCGGGACGTATCCTTTCGTTGCAGTCAATGGTTCATCGACACCGACACGTTCGTATGTCACGACCTACACGATTAACGCAGCTAACACCAACGAGTTCAAGCAGCTCACGATACCAGCTCCGACTAGCGGTACATGGTCGACAGCGGCTGGCTCTGCTGGCCTGAGCTTCCTATGGGGGCTGAACGTTGGTAGCAACCGACGTACGGCCAGCATAAACTCCTGGCAGTCCGCTGATGCATGGGCACCGACCAGCGGTATCGTTCAGCTCGACACCAATGGTGACGCGTTCTTCTTGAGCAAAGTCTCCGCAGCATTCGGGAACAACCTGCCAGCCGAGTCGCGCAAACGGCCTACTGCGGTCCTGCAGGAATGCCAGCGGTACTACGAGCAGCTTGAGATCACAACCACCACTGCGATGCCTCAGTACACCCAATGGGAATACAAGGTCACGAAGTGCAAGACGCCTACGACTGTCGCCATTATCTCTGGCTCTGCAGTTGGCGTTACCTTCCAATCGACAGTGAGCAAACTTCGCATGGGCACACAAGCCACAGGCTCACCCGCTGATGCAGTCATTGCTATCGGCGCAGAAATCTAACCAAGGAAAAGAATGGACAGCACTGAACTCATCGCCCAACATGCGAAGACTGTGATTGCCGGGAGTGCAGTGTATCTCGGCTTTACCCTCTCCGAGTGGGCCGCAATCTTTGGTATCATCTTTGCGATCATCAACACAATCGCCATCCTCCCTGCTACCGTCAAAGCAGTCAGGGAGGGCTGGCAGAAATGGAGAAGTAATGGCAGCAAGTGAAGAACTTCTCGGAGGTCTGCATGAACGTATTGCCACGTACCTCGTAAAGAAGATCGACGGAGCCACTGACGACATCGACAAGGACTTTGTCCCTGCTGAGGTAGACTCGGAGGGTGTCGTCATCAAACCTGCGGAAGTACCTCGAACCATCTCCGCAGCCGAGCTTGCGTGCGCAATCGCGCTCTGTAAGAACAGTAACATCACAGCTCAAAAAGCAAAGGGCAGCGCACTTGACGACCTCAAGAAGCAGCTCGCAGCACGCGGTGCGATCAAGCCTTCCGAGGCCGACATCGCTGGTGCCATGGAGCGCGTCGAGTTTAACGGCGTACACTAATGGCTGTCCGCGAAACGGAGGAAGCTGCTGAACTACGGTGGGCCAAACTAGGTCTACTCCGAGAGCACTACTCGGATTTCAGCACCTTCCTCGACGCGGTTATGCGCCATATAGGATTCGGAACATCCTGGCTGCAGCATGACATCGCACAGTTCCTGCAACATGGCCCGGCGTACCTGATGATTCAGGCGCAGCGCGGCCAAGCCAAGACAACGATCACTGCGGCATATGCAGTGTGGGCCTTGATCATGAACCCGAGCCTTCGGGTATTGATCGTGTCAGCCGCTGGTGGTCAAGCCAGCGACATCTCTACCCTCATTGTCCGTATCGTGCTAACTATGGAAGAACTCGAATGCATGCGGCCCGACCAGACCAATGGCGACCGCACTAGCACCGAGAACTTTGATGTGCACTATACCCTCAAGGGCGTGGATAAGTCTGCCTCAATCGCCTGTATGGGCGTCACAGGCACCCTCGTTGGTAAGCGTTCCGACTTGCTTATCGCCGATGACATCGAATCACCCAAGAATTCCGCGACTGCCGTGCAACGCGAGCAGTTGCTTCACCTCACCCGAGAATTTACGTCCATCTCTGCGACGGACAGGGAAGGCGCACCCTCGCGCATCGTGTACCTAGGCACTCCGCAGTCTATGGAGTCCGTCTATAACACCCTCCCATCTCGTGGATTCGAGGTACGCATCTGGCCGGGCCGTTACCCAACGCCTGAACAGATGAAGAACTACGGCGACATGCTGGCACCAGCCATCCTGACCCGCCTAAAGCGTGACCCAAACCTGATTTACGGTGGTGGTATGCTGTCCGACCAAGGCCAGCCGACCGATCCTGAGCTGGTCTCAGAGGCCGCCCTGCAGAAGAAGGAACGCGACCAAGGCAAGGCCCACTTCCAGCTCCAGTACATGCTGAGTACGGCCCTGTCGGACGCACAGCGCTACCCTCTAAAGCCTGAGAACCTGATCGTGATGCGTATGGCTGGTATCAAGTTCCCGATGTCCCTCACCCGGGCGTTCGGAGACTCTGCCATCAAGCGTTTCGCGGTGCACAGCCACAAGTTTGGTATGTCCATGCCGCTCCAGGTGTCCGAAGACCTCCAGCCCTTCCAAGGGATTGCGATGTACGTCGACCCTGCGGGCGGTGGTATGAACGCCGACGAGAACGGCTACGCGGTCACAGGCTTCTTGAACGGTAACGTGTACCTGCTCGATGTTGGTGGCTTCCCTGGGGGCTACTCACAGGCAGGGCAGCAGCTCCTAGCGGACGTTGCGCTCAAGTGGCGGGTCAATGTAGTCGTCATCGAAAAGAACATGGGCTTTGGCGCGTTCAGAGAAGTCTGGACACCCACCCTGCTGCGGACCTGGAAGTGCGCTATCGAGGACGACCTCGTAGTCGGACAGAAAGAGAAGCGGATCATCTCAATCCTTGAGCCTATCATGGGCCGTGGATCACTCATCGTCAATGAGGACATCGTCGAGCAGGACATCCTGCTGACATCCAAGTACGATGCAGCCAATCGAATCACCTACAGCTTCTTCCATCAACTCTGCAAGCTTACCCATTCACCTGGATGCCTTGCACATGACGACCGACTCGACGCAGTAGCCGGTGCCGTCAACTACTGGAAGCAGTACCTCGCAATCGACGAGGACAAGAATGAGGAAGAACAGCGAGCCAAGCGTATGCTTGAATTCCTCAAAGACCCAAGAGGTCGCAACCGCTACACTCCGAACGCGCCGAATCCATCGGCAACCAGCGTTCTCAACCGTTTCAGGAGATACTAATGCGCATCGAAACCCTTCCAAATCCTGGCGTTATCGCCTCCGGCTTGCGCCTGCGTACTGAATGCGCAAAGGCTATCAGCTCTGCTGAGCAGTACCTCGACGCTGTAGGCAAGCAGTCCTTGACGGACTTCTTCTCGTATTGCGCCAATAACACTGGTGGTACGGTCACTCCGGTCCTACCTGCAACTCAGGCCATCGTGTCGAACGCCAATGCAACTGCCCCTGTGCAGAACTCTGCTGGCACTGCAGTCGGCCCAGGCACCTACACCGTAGCTGGTGGTGCAGTCACCGCGATCAAGCTGGCAGCAACTAAGGCTGTCGTGAACAACGGCGACACGGTCAACGTGACCAACTCTGCTGGCACTGCAGTGCCAGGAACTGAACTCGCAGTCGTGGCAGCAGGTTTGCTTACCTCTGTGAGCCTTCCTGCAACTGCTGCTGTGGTCAACCAAGCGGATGCTAATGTGACTGTACAGAACTCTGCCGGTGCTGCTATCAGTGCTGCTGGTGTAGCGACAGTGGCTGCTGGTGTATTATCCAATGTTAAGCTGCCTGCCACTGTAGCTGGTGTGCTCAACGGCGTCAAGATCACCATGCCGAACATCACAGGCACCTATGTCAACGGTATCACGTTCACTGTGGCTGGTGGTGTCATCACTGGCGGCGTAGCGAGCTAAGATGAACAAGCTCCGCAATCTAGCCATTGCGGTAATTACGTCCTTCGGCTTATCCTTTCTGGTACAACTGGAAGGGTATAAGCTCAAGGCGTACCTCGACGGCGCGAACGTGCCCACTATCTGCGTCGGCCATACTAAGGGCGTGCGGATAGGCGATGTTGCTACCAAGGCCCAATGCGAAGTCTACCTCAAGGAGGACATCAAGGTCTCCGAGGCTGTCGTCCGCAAGTATGTTAAGGTAACGATTACCCAAAACCAATATGACGCCCTCGTGCTGTTCGTCTTCAACGTGGGTGAAACCAACTTCCGTACCTCCACCCTGCTGCGCAAGCTTAATGCTAGCGACATCATCGGGGCCTCTGACGAGTTTGTCAAGTGGAATCGGATCACTGTGAACGGATCAAAGGTTGAGTCGAAAGGCTTGACTAATCGCCGCATCGCAGAACGCAATCTCTTCCTAAAGGACTACCTATGACTGGTCGTAACCTCTTCTCTGGTGCAGTAGAATCGGCCAGCTCCATGGATGGCGCACAGAGCGGCGTTCGCTACTTGTCGCCCGGCACGTACTACATCGAGATTACGGTCACTGGCACAACCTCTGGCCTGTATAGTCTTGAGTGGGAAGAACGCCCATGATCGTAGCCGGTGTAATCGACCAGATGGTTAAGTGGTTCATTGCTGCCCTAGTACTCATTGTTGTAGTGCTCGGCCTCGGCTGGTACTCTTACAGTCAGCACTCCAAGGCAGCAGCCCTTAGTCTACAGGTTGACTCACTCAACAGTCAGTTGGCTATAGCTAAGAAGTTAGCAACCGCTGACCGTAACTCTATCGAACAACGTAGCCTTGATGCTCAGGCCGCCAAGCAACGAAAGGAACTCGCCGATGAGGCAACTAAGAAAGCCCTTAAGTCGAATCCTGATTGGGCCACTAGCGTTGTGCCTGACGATGTCCTTGACGCTATCGGGATGTAAGACAGCACCTCCTAGGGATGTCATCGTGCTCCCGCCAGCAGCCTTCTACGATGAAGCTCACCAGGAAGCGATTCCAGCCCCGCCACGGGGTTCTACCAATGCGGACCTAGTTGCATACGTCCGTAAGCTGAAAGATGCCCTGGGGGCCGCGTATGCTGATCGTAGGGCCATCCGTCTGTGGGCCGATAGTGTGCGGGAAAAGTGAAACTAAAATTTACTGTGGGTATGCGAGCGGGGGCCTCCGACTTCGCACGCGCCCACGCCCCCATGCGCATCACACGCGCGTCCAGTTAGTCATCAGGCAACCTGCCATGGTCGAACGTGCGGACGCACCAGGAAGCGCCAGGAGCCACGCTGCATTGATCAGGCTAGGCTGGTATAGGCGAGGGTGTGATCGTGCCTCCTAGGTGCCATAGCGTGGCTGCAATCAGCATTTGTGGGTGATCGGATGGTAGATGTGGACATGGTGTCACATTTATCTGTCCTCAGCTCCTGCCCAGGCTGCACCACACCAGCTCTCAGCACAGGTAAGCACAGAACAATGCTGCATCGCATGATCTACCAGGGAGCAAGCTTTCATTACACAATGACAATACTATGCTCTACCTCTCATTAAACAGGTAAATCGGATGTAAGTCATTGATTACACTAGGTTATTTACTGTAAATAGTCCTTTTAGTACACCTATGGATAAGGAAACCTGCATCTATTCCACAGTGAATGAACTGGTAGCAGATAGGTAGAGCAGACAGATAGGTCGGATGGTAGGACAGACCACACCATAGGACATGGACAGATAGACCAAGGTATGAAGACAGACTACCGCTAGGATGAGACAGGTAGGTAGACATAGAACCTACAGGGTAATGAATGGTAGAGACTACGGATGGACCACAGGACATAGACAGCTGGATAGACAGCAAGAGCACAGAATACTAACGGTATGAGGCATAGATACAACTACGGCATGGATACAGTAATAGAAATGAGTTGACACGATCAAACAAACTATGTTCCAATGGAATCCTCATCACAACGATGAGGTAAGGCAAGGTTCTTTAACAAGCTGCTAGACACTACACATTACCTGCATATAACGACTATGCGTTAGTGGTGAGATAGTAGGTAGCATTAGGCTAAGGCCAAGAGCTACTGAACTTAAACACCACAGGTTAGCAACAAGTAGTTGACAGCGGTGAACGAACCATGTTTTAATGAAGTCCTCGGTGTAGCAGACACAACGTCCTACACCTAGTGGATAGCACTGGATGCTTAATGCGGATGGATGCTTGATGCTGAACACGTTCTCTCACAATTCTAGTTAATGGGCGCTACACTGCCCGACCGGATACGAACCGGAATACCTTACAAGGGCCGCTATGCGGTAAATACTCTACCTCACTGGACAACAGGGCTAAACGCCTGTAGTTGCCGGGTTCACATAATCAGAAATGACTTGTGGTTCGGAGGTAGCTAACAAAGTGTAGACTTGAGGGCCACATGGATGATCAGTGTTGCCTGCATACACTTCCGGTAATACCTTACGATAGGTCGCCTTACCGTGAAAGTTGTGCCTCCAGACAGATGACTGTGTGGTCCTCAAGCCTACATTTTGTAGGATAACTCTTAGAGGAATTATCATGTCGAAAGAACTGATCGTAGATAGCAAACTGTTCGCTAAAGCCTGCGAATCCATCCAATCACGCGGTAAGGTGCTGGACGCTGACATCCAACATGCAGCACTGTCGGCAATCAACCATGCCGAGAAACACGGCGACATAGGGTTTGTCAATCGTCTGTATCTGGCGATGCCACAAGGGAGCCGCAAGGCTGCTCTGACAGACTGGCTGATTAGCTTCGGCAAGGTCTCTGCTAATGCTGGTGAGGGCAAGAAAGAAATGCCTTTCCTGTTTGATCGTGAGAAGCATACCAACATGGTTGAAGCTGCGGCTAACCCATGGTTCACTTTCAAGCTGGACAAAGCACCAGACGAAACGTTTGACATCATCGTCGCCTTGCGCCACATCATCAAGAAAGCACAAGGAAAGAACGTCGACGTACTCAGCCTGACAAAGGTTGAAAACTTGGTTAGCGAGCTGGCCCAGGCCGAGCTGTCCGCTGACGAATAAAGCGCAAGCTATAGTCTTACTTCGGTAGGACTATGTCGTGTGCTTTGCACGGTTATTGGAGGTCATCATGAGCATCAACAAGAAGATTCAACGGGCCGTCAGCATTCGCAAGTCGCTGGGTGCAAAGGCCGCTGCCTACTACATGCGTAAGCATGGGTTCAGCATTGAGAGCGCCGTGTGGTTGTTGGCACGGGCTAAGTAATTCCTGCAGGATAGGCGCAAAGCAAGGCCCATGGCATTCCATGGCACCTACAGCGCGCCGGGCTTTGTTCACGCCGGACAGATAAACCGGGATTAGAGGCAAGCCTTATGTGTTGATGATAGATTACCTCGCCGATGTCAGGCGTAACACTACCCTTCAACACATAAGCCTTGCCTTTGCAAGGAACTTTATTGGAGAGGTAATCATGCTTAAGTCCGTATCTATAATCGCCTTGATGGCATGGGCTGTTGTCGCCGTGCGCATCATCGCCTTGATGAAAGGAATGTGAAATGAAACAGGTCACTATACTGGAGTTCTTTCTCTATGTGAGGAAGCTAGTAGACGAACGTAGCCAGGAGCAGCGCGACTATCGCAAACAGTTCGCTGACAAGAAGATGAACACTTACCAGTCAGAACGCTGGCCGGTCTATGTGTGCGATCAGTTGATACATGCTAAGTTTGCTATGCGCAAATTAGGCATCTTCACTGATTCCCAGGACTCAGAGGCCATCTCGATATGGTACTCTGTCAAGCCCCGCAAGATTCGCAAGGCCAGCACGGGCCTGGGCTGGTGGTCGCAGACTGAGCGGGGCAACAAGGCCCGGGGTGCAGCGCTGGACCGTATCATCCAGGGCCTGGAGGATGATGAGCTGTTAGCCGCGCTGGGTGAATCATGAGGATGTATCTGTACGTATTCGGCGGTATCGCCCTGCTCCTGGGCTTGGCAGTGTTGTCGCTGCTAGTCAAGGTGTGGGTCTACGGCCAGCTCTATCAGTGGTTATTCCAATGACACTCACCCTCCTGTTCACAGCCCTTGCACTTACAGCCAAGATTGGTGTGGGTGCATTCCTGTTCTGGTATCTGTGTGTCTGCGTGGCGCTACTTATGAAGGACAGCCTCACGTTCGGAGCATTCCTCCTGATCACAGCAGCAATCGTTGTCGGCATCTTCTCCTCCGTTGTGTTCGTCTTAATCTTAAAAGGTATCGTATGAATCCTAAAGCCGCAGCAGTAGTTGCAGTACTCGCCCTGGTCGTGCTGTTTGCATGTTCAGGTTGTTCCGTTGTCGTGGTCGGTCATGCTACTGTGACCGCCACCCAAAGCAAGTGACCGTCGAAGAATTAATCCGGCAACTACGCCTTTGCGGTCAAAGGCAGGTAGTCAAAACATTCTGCCCTGACGCGGAAGAATGGTTACCTGTTACCGGATTCACGTATGGTGAGGACGGTGTGAAGTTATACACCGACGAGGAGTAAGTAACAAGCTACAGCCTTGCTAGTCAGGGCTGTGTCGTGGGACTTGCCACGTTATTCTAGGAGATTGAAATGATTGACTACACACCAAAGCGCCGTGCTACTGTTGAGCAAGGCGTGAGTCTGGAAGCTGCCCGTGTCACCGAAGCAAAGCGCAAGCTGGCGAGCAACACAGCGTTCCGTCTTGCGTTTGCCAAGGCGTACTTCCGTGACACCACAGCAGCCGTGCAAACCAAGGTGCTCAACGCCTTGACGCAGGGAGCCGGGACTCGCACCAAGTACATGAGCCGGTGATACCATGGGTATGACCTCTCACCAACTGGCAGCTAGTCTGCTGGAGGAACCGGACGTTCCTGTGTACGTCACAGACAACGAGACAGGCCAGCCCGGTCCAGTGACTGGTCTACTCAGACTCGAAGACAACTTGTTAATCTGCACTGACACCGCGTGGTCAGGCATGGTCTATCATAACTGAAAGGAATTATCATGAGTAAAACATTGAACACTCGCCTCACGATTACCGTGCCTGAATCCCGGTTCGATAGTAATCATTCGGAACGCTTTCTCCGTGCACTGGCCGCTGCTGCTGGTGGCTACACGGTGGTTGAGGGCGACGGCGGCTGGACCAACGGTAACGGCGACGTTATCGAGGAAGAGATTGTCGAGGTCACTGTCCGTTGGAATGACCAAGACAAGGAGCAGGACTTCGCTGTCAAGAAAGCAGTGCTAACGTACATCGTGCATCTGTTGAATGAGGGCGAGGAAGCTGTGTTGGTCTCTGAGCCAGTCAAGTCCCACCTCTTCTACGCTTCGGACATCCCGCACATCATCAAGGAACTGGCATGAAACAGACAACTCCCACGCAGTATAAGCGCACTCCCTTCGTCCCGACTGCGGGCATACCACCAGCAGGAACGCCGGTCGCCGCGCCGCGTAACTGCATCGTTAAACGTGCATTGAGGGCACCACAATGACCAATACTATCCGACTTGCCAGAGTCAAGAAAGAACTGGAAGACGCCCGTGCTATTCGCGGCTCCACAATCCGTCGCTTAAAGGACGCTGAGGCTGCACTACTGCGGCACAACGAAGCCCTCAAGCATACCAAGTCGGTGGTCGACTCCCATAAGATAAACGTGGACCACCTGTACAACCAGGACTCTCTGGCCCTCAAGCGAACTCAGCAATTGGAAGGTGAGTTGAAAGAAGTTGAAGCCCGGGTCGAGGCTGATCGTCAGGCCGATGTCTTGAAGAGCGCACGGTATGCCCTGGCCTATGGAGTGGGCTACGCTGACTTGCTAAATCTGCTGAATAGCTACCCGCCCACCAAGCTGCAGGAGACAGCGATGCAGCAGTGGGAGCGCAAAGAACGTGAGCGCGAGCAGCATGCAGCCTTCGTCAAGATGTGGGAAGCGATCAAGAATGATCCGTGCGGTATCTACACTGGTCCGGTCGGCCTTGCCTACACCGGAACCATGACAGGCCGGTTCACCGTCAACGTCCCGACGATTATCGACATCCCGAAGAAGCGGGAAGGTGCTGCGGCCTACGCTGTGATGGGCACGGAGAACCCACACACAGGCGCTGGCGGCGTTCGCAAGTCAAGCCAAGGGGATAACTACCCGTGGGTTATTCAACGCCGTGAGCACGGTGTATTCAAGGCTGGTGTGGCATCGACCTACACCTGGGAAGCGCTGCACCCTGGCATCAACCATATCACCGTGGGCATCCCGACATACGACGATGCCCTGCGTGTGATCCAGTATGCAGAGCATCACAACAAGCTCAACGGCAATAACTACGGCACTCTGCTGGGCCGTAGCCGCGACTGGAAAGAGCTGGGCGTGGCGCTCACCGGCTGGAAATTGAAGTAGCAAGCTACTGCCCTGTGACAGAGGGCAGTGTCGTGCAACTTCCGCACGTAACCTGAAAGGTATTGAACATGGCACAAGTCAACGTCGCAGCACTGCAAAAGAAATTGGAATCCCTGCGTTCGCAAGTCCAGAACATCGAAGCTCAGATCGCAGCAGCAAATAAGTTCGGCAACATTGAAGTTGGTGGCACTGTTGGCTTCGTCTTCGGTCGTGGCGAGAACAAGAAGAACCTGTCCGGCAAAGTCCTGGGCGTGGGCACCCTGGAAAATGGTGTGGCTTCCCTGGCTGTGCAATTGGGCAGCGGCCTGGATGTCAAGGTCTTGCGCATCCCGCAGTCCACAGTCAATGGCTATGTCCCACTGATTATCGACGAGCTGACATCGACTGACGTTACCCTGGCCGGTGGTCCGGTCGGTGATGCAGCCTCTGAACCAGAAGCTGTTGGCACTGACGGCACGATCAACGCTGACGCCTTATTGGCGGGTGCCTAAGTTAGAGCTAACCCTGTTCGGCTTTAGGACAGGGATTGTATTTCATCTCAAGGAGAATCACATGCGTGGAACTGCCGACCGCTCCGATGTGTACCCGTACCGGGCCATCGAAGTCAAACCAAACCTGCCATTCTATCAAGGCCACTGGAAAGTTTTCAACGTGGCGAAGCAAGAGGATGCGCTACCAACTCCCTTCCCAACTGAGGCTCTTGCTATTGCAGCAGCCCACACCCTCAAGCAGTACGAGGATGCACGATGACCTACTCGCACTTCACCCGTGGTGCCGTACGTAACGTCACCAAACTAATCCGTCTGCTGACCTCGCTGCAGGTCGCGCTGCTGGAACGCGCCAAGGCTGTGCACACTAAGTCCATCCAACGCGATGTGGTTGTCACGTTCAAGGCTGCGTTCAAGAAGAAGCGTGAGATGCACGAGCAACAAGTGATGTACAAACAGATCATCGACGACGCTACTACACAGCTCAACCGTGCGAACAAAGCGACCGACGCTGCATTCAATCATGCCTATGCAGTGCAAGCTGCTGCCGGTGTAGAACTGTCTAATCTTCGTAACAACTGAAAGGTATTACCATGTCGGATAACAAACCAAAGCGCACGTTCCTGAACCAAGTCTATTACCATGGCGAGAACGTCCGCACCCTGGTGTTCATCGTTCGTCAGGTCGCCACAAGCGTCCTGTTCTTTGCAGTCGCTACCGCCCTCATCAAGGTCGCTATCGTTCTGTAATGCTTGACCCAAAGTCATGGCTTCACCTAGCACAGGAGCTGCGTCTTGATGAGCAGCGCCGTGTGCGTCATGACTGCGGTAGTGGTTCACCTATGGTGGTGTTCCACAAAGACGAAGGCTGGTCGGCCTACTGTCACAGGTGTGGCGAACCTGGGTTTGTAGCCCGGCCTGCTGAGTCGTTAGCCGAAAGGTTAGCCCGAGTCAAGGCGCGTCAGCTAGTGGAGGCGACCGTGCAATCGAGCATCGTGCCACCAACACCAGCGGTGTCCGATGTTACTCAATGGCCTGCCCTCGCAAGAGTGTGGTTATACAAAGCTGGTCTTTCGAATGACGACATAGAAAGTTTGGGTATCTACTATCATGAAAAGCTTGACCGAGTTATTATCCCAATCCTTTCGGAAGGGTTCACCGGAGACCTCATCTACTGGCAGGGCCGGGCCTACGACTGGACTCCCGAAGTTCAGAGACCTAAGTACCTCAACCCTCACGCAACTGGCAGTAG